CATGCAGAGTTGAACGGGCAATCGGGGTAATGGCGGCGGGGACGATGGCGCTAATTTTTATGTGGGGACTACTTTTCTTTTCGGGTTGCGCGCCGGTCCAGGTCAAGCCAGGTTGTGAAAACTCCATGCAATCCCAACCCGGTATTGATATCGCCATGGCGGCCGGCGCAATCGGCCTGAGCGAGTACCTGCTGCAAAATCCGGAGGACAAGTCGGATGCTAGGAAGGCGGTAAAGGCCGCAATCGTGGTGCTAGAGCAGGACGTTGTGACCATGGACCTTCTGGTATCCGCGCTTCAAAAGGGGATAAGTTCCCGAGAAGTGCGGGCTCGGCTTGGATACATCGCCATTTTTGGCAGGGGGCGAACGGCGGGCTCGGCGCTTGATTCATGCGACCGGGAGTATCTCTTGGGATACTTCCGGGGATTGAGGGGGATGATATGAGGTTCAAGGCATTGATTTTGATGGTTATGGCGTTGACTCTCTGCGCCTGCGCCAGTGGCGCCAACATGCGGGACGCCAAGATTACGATAACCCTTCCTCCCGGCATGACGGCGGTTGCAACTGTTGACGCCGAGGGTCGCGGTGTTCCGGCCGTCCAGATCAACATCGGCAACACCACGCGCACGGTCGATATCGAGACGGCGCGGGAGGCCACGGCCACTCTTCCGATGGGTGCCGGGGCTGCGGGGCTTTAGACTATGACGACATTGCTGAAACACTTGGGTAATGCCAAACTGGATCATGAGGATATACCATGGCCTTGGTGGTCCATGCCTCTCATTGCTGTGGCGGTTGTCACTTTCACGGCAATAGATTTGATTAGGGATTACCGGGCCGAGGGGTTGTAAAGGGGTGGAGATTATGACCGACCAAGAAAAAGAAATAGAACACCTCAGAGAAAAAGTGAAACTCTTGGAGAAGATCGTTGAACTTCAAGAGATGGTTGCCAAGGCCGGAAATCAGACACCCTACGTTCCTGTTTGGCCGTCTTATCCCGCGCAGCCCATCACCGTTTATCCGACTGTGACTTATTCTGCTGGCGGGCTGATCGGTCCTGACGGCGAGTTGCGTCCAACGGTTACGCCGAGCACAGAGGATTTGTATCCGTCAATCGGAACGGCGGGGTAGACCATGGAAATACACAGAATTTTAAACTGCGGCTGCGCGGCGTGCCGAATGCGCGAGCGGCACGAGTTGTGCGATGCCGAGTCAATCATATCTCGACTCGGTTGGGACTGGCTTTGGACTTGGGCGATGAGGCCGTTCAGGAGTATGTGGGAATGATTCTCGACAGAAATACAATAGCCTTTATGCTCTATCTAGATACGTGGCTAAAAGAAGATGAAGCCATTGAAGATCTACCCGACAAAGATTTTGTTGAACTGAAGCAAAAATGGATCAACGGATGGGTGCCTGGATTAAACCAAGAGCACAGAGGCGATTGCACGCGAGAGTCTATGCCGTGCTTACGATGTATCATGGATGGATTAATGGCTACGGCCGATAGAATCATGAGTGCATAGGGCGATGAAGCCGTATCGACCAATGTGGGAGTGAGCCATGAAAATAATTGGGGGGAGGGGATGCAGTTGTTGTAACCATAGGAACACCGCTAACTTTAAGAATATCGTGTCTGGCTGGAGGACCAAAATGATAATACATGAATATCAACAGAGAGTCGTAGACGAAAAAACCGAATTGGACGACAAGCTTGTGAAGTTGATAGCATTCTTCGATAATCCGGTTTTTGCCCAACTTCCCCAAGCAGAACAAGGTCGATTGAGAAGGCAATCATCCATCATGACCGATTATTCCGTGGTGCTGGCTGAACGGATAGAGGCATTCTGACGCCATGCCAGAATGCAACGCAGTCCACATCTCAACGAAAGCAGGATACCGAGAAGGGACTATGGTCCGTACCGAGAATCCTGCGGGGCGGTGGGTGGAGCGGTGCATCCATTGCGGCGGCGAGTGGCTGAGTCTTCGGCCAGGAGAGATTGAGAGGGAGAGACATTTTGACCGAGAGCTACGAGCCCATGTTCCTGGAAGATCTTGTAAAGAGCGTGAAGTTTGCGGAGATCACGAGCCATGTTCCGACGAGCGCGGATACGCTCCAAGACTCAGAAAGCATGGAGATGGACGATATTATTGACCAAGGTTTTTCCATGGAAGACATCAAGGGTTGGCAGAAATTGGCATGCGATACGTGCATGATTATCTGGGCAGAGCCAGCCGAACCCGTTAGAATGAGTATGCTGTGCGCAAAATGTGGCGGGACGGCTCATAATGAGGGATCATTCTAATGGCAGAAGAACAGCCGGAATGTCCAGAGATCAAACCGGCCGGAATCCTCGAAGACGAGAAGGGTAACGGAAGCTCCAACAGGCTCATCAAGGTCATGTGGTTCGCCGGCTTAATTGTCATCCTGGGTATCGTGGCCTGGAAGTCGAATCCACCGGCCATCCCCGACGTCCCATGGGGCATTGTCATGATTACGGCTATCGTGGTTGGTGGGGGGCTTGGCGGTAAGTTTCTTGAGTTGTCGGGTAGTGGTGGACTGCAATCTTTCTTCCTCCCGAAGGGAAAATAATGAGTGACGAGAAGATTGAAACAACCGATGAACATTTCAATGTTTTCCGTGAAGAAGCCAACAAGTGGCTTGATGTTTTCGGTCTCAAGGGATGGGGTGTCCGCGTTCTGCATACCGATGAAGGTAAACCATCCGGAGCAAAGGCGTGGTTATCGGCAAAGTATTGTGACCGCATCGCGTCAATCTGCATGGCAAAAACGTGGGAGCATCCAATAGCGAATCCTCCGACCGACGAGAATATCCGAAGGGACGCCTTCCATGAGGTGTGCGAGCTTTTGCTTGAACCCATGGACGTGCTTGCTGGCTCCAGGAATTGGGACAGGGAAGAATTCGATGCGGCGAGACATGCCGTGGTCAGGATTCTTGAAAATGTCATCTGGGAGAAGAGTAACGCTGTTCATGCCGAGAAAGGAGAAGTGCAACATGGCAAAAAAATGCATGATGAATGAGGGAATGCCGAAGGACAAGAAGATGTCGGGCGGCAAAAAGCAGAAGGGCAAAAAGAAGATGAAGAAGGGTAAGATGTAGCCATGCCGGCCAAAGAAAAGCCATGGATTAAGTATCCCGATAAAATGCCGAATCATAAAGGGTGTTACCCCGTGATATTGAAGCGAGGGGGGAGCGTTAGCGAAGTGGCACATTTCCATAATGTCACATTGTCCAGCCCTGTATGGCGTGATCGTAGCGGGAATGAAGTCGATGTTGAGTTTTGGGCGGACGAATGGCTGGGTAATTCACATAAATGGTTTTTGTCGGGAGAACTGGCAACGGTCATTCCTAACGAATCCAAGGATCACTTTTGGGAGAAGGGAAATGCCCGCCAAGATCGAGAGATGCGTCAAGAAAGTGAAGAAGAAAAGTCCCAAGGTGAAAGCGTGGGCTGTGTGTTCTGAATCGACCGGCGTGAAACGCAAGAAGGGCGGCGGCTGGACCAAGGGGAAGAAGGGATGAATGGATGTTCACCACCAATACGGGCAGGCAATTCAATGAAAATGAACAAGGAAGAGAAGAAATGGCGTGCCGAGGATGATGCCAGGACATTGGCCAGGGCTCAAGAAATCGCAAGTGATGCGAAAAGGATGAGGGCCGCTGAAACCCAAGCAAAGCAAATGGCATCCAAAGTTATCCAAGAAGCGAAGAATCTTCAAGCCGTGGCAAGAAGACCCAAGGGGAAGAAGAAGTAGTGAGTAGTGACAACGATCTAGCCGTAAAACAGCTTAACGACTTCTCGGTTTTCTTGAGCTACAAGATGACTTGGCTCATGAGGCAGGCGTTACTTTTGCCATACAAATACGACAGGGTATGCCTTTTTTGTGGAAACCAATGCTTGGCCGAGGGGAGTAAGATTTTTGACCCGGTTACTGGTGAATCTAAAGAGATCCAGACAATAACCGGATCGTTCCACGTTGAGGCGTGGGATGGAGAGAAAGTTGTTGTTGCCAAGGCGAACGAGCCATTCTCAAAGGGAATGGATGATATCTACAAGGTTAGTCTTCGGGACGGGAGTTCGTTCCTTGCTGCTCCTGGTCACATTGTTTTAACGCCTTCCGGTTGGCTTCGCGTCTCTGAGTTGCGGCCCGGATACGCGCTATGCCGTCCTCAGTCCAATTCGGAATTTTCCCAGTCCGTGTATACTTCAAATGAAGTCCATTCGACCGGAACAGAAAGAGGTTGTCAGGGTCATCATCTAGAGTGTCGTTGTTCATGTGGTGGACCACTTCACCAGGCTGAAGATATCTCTCCAACTTGTCTTCCATCACCAAATGAGACCGAAGAACATACCCTCCCTTGGTTGAGAACGGGTGCTCCGGGAACCACACATAGGCGTACCCCTTTCTTATCGAAAGACCTCCTTCCCAATCGGGGTGCCCAGGTCCACTTCTCGGACCTCTGCGCTGAGACTGTATCCCGTGCCTCTTGCAGAGGGTCGAGACATACTTCTCGTTCACTCCAAGCTTCTTGCCTGTCGCCCTGTGGGTCCAGCCAAGGTCTTCCACGTGGCGTCGTATTTCCTCAATCGGCCAATCTTTGGGGGGGCGACCGATCAAGCCACCCTTACTCACTCGCATTATCAACTCCTTCCTCGTTCGCCTTGGTTTCCACAATAGTCAAAGTAGGCGAAGGAGTCAAATGGGATTTTGAGGTTCCGGGGCTTCACAACTACATCCACAACGGCGTAATTCATCACAACAGCGGCAAGTCCTGCTATATGGCATACAGCAATGTCTTGAAATTCCTTGGAAGTCATCCGTGCCCGAGGAAGAATGTTCTGTTTTTCGAGTGCAAGAACGGTCATGAGTTTACAAGACCGGCTCCGTGGCCTGGATTTCACCACTTCAACGTGAGACCAGGAGATTGTTTTTGGACAAAAAACCAAAATGTTATGCCGAAAAAGATAGCCTTCCCGAAAGATATGATGTGCCCGGAGTGCGGAGAGCCGATCTACATTCACAAGCGCGGGACCACAACGTTCAGGATGGCGTCTGAAAATCTACCAGAGGATAAAGAGGGGTCGGGTGCAGAGAGTGCAGAAATCAGAAATCGGACCTATCCCGAGCTAAAAAAATGGTTGCCTCCATTTCTGTTAAAGAGGGACATTACGGCCAGAACAAAGGCAATCATCATAACGAACCCTAACAAGGGTGAAGTTTTTGGATTGGGTGATAAAGCGGTAGCTTACGATGGACCCGACATAGTGGTTGAATTTGTGTCGTATAGCCAAGACGTCCAGTCTGGTGCTGGATCTCAGCGGCTCGCCGTGAGTTGCGATGAAGAGCCCGGTGAAGCATTTTGGGAAGAACAGCTTCCACGGCTGATTGCAGAAAACGGTGAGATGCAAATATTCCTAACTCCTGCCCAAAAAGTAACCTGGACCTTCTCAGAACTTTTCGAGCAGGCGGCTATCTACATCAGAACGCCGGCAATCTGCGATTTCTACAAGACCCAAGGTGAGGATACCAAGACGGATCAGGTCCAAAAGACCAAAGAACCGACCACGATAGCCGTCCTGCAAGCCGCTACCGACGACAACCCAACTCTCGACATGGAAGCCATCAAGAGCAAACTGACCTACGATGATCCTGACACGGAGGCCACAAGGCGATATGGAATCTTCCGGCAGGCAAGCGGCCGAATCTTCAAGATGTATGATTCGCGCATCCACGAGATTGACGAGAACGAGTATTTCCCTCATGGAATCCCTCAGTTTTGGACCCACGGGCGCGGGATAGACATCCATCCCCATGTGAATTGGGCATGCGGCGCGGCATCCATGAGCCCGACCAATGAGATGTTCATATGGACCGAAGCGTGGATGAGTCCGGACAAATTCACAACGCTCGACATCATGGACGAATTTTCCTCAAGGTGCATGGACCACAGATTCAAAATCAACCTCCTGGACCCGGAGGCAAGGACGATTCAGAAGGATACCATCACCCTACTGGACGATATTAATCGGATATCGCTGGAGCTAAAGAAGTCTGGGAATGGGACCGGGGGATACTGGACCCCATGGGACACAAAGGGGCTTGTGGGCCGGAATGAGATCAAAATGAGGCTCCAGAACAGCCGATTGGTCGGGCGTCCCTTCAATAATCTCGTTACCAGGGACGGGAGCACCAAAAGACTCCCCACTTTGTGGCTGTTTTCGACCTGCAAGAACGCCGTGGAGCACATGAAGAAGTGGTCTTGGGACGTGTGGGCCGATTCAAGAAACTCCACCTTGAAGGACGCGAAGGATAATCCCCAACAAAAATACAGCCATTTCAATATGGTGTGGGAAGCGTTGCTCAAGAACCCGTACTTCAAGGCTGGGAAGACGAATGCCCCGGTTGAGAGGCACGAGGGACGGCAGTATTATAAATCGGTCGGAAGTGATAAGCGATGACAACAATATACGTTCCAACCCGAAACTAAAGGATGGACAAGATGTCGAAAATCGAAGTAACCATGGAGGAAGTCAATAAAGTGACTGGCGGAATATCCGATCCAGACGTGAAGATTGGAGCGGATCAATTCTACGCCAAGCAATTGATATGCAAACTACTCAGCGTGGAGTTCAACGACCCAAGGGTTTTTATTACTTATGATTTTAATACCATGATTTTCCGTGGCGAAATAATAAGCGAAACTACGGAGGATGTATCGTGATAGCCAGCCCAAGAGCCATAGTCTTGGACGTTTCAGAGGCCGAGAAACTATTGAGGGCAGTCAAGCTTGATTGGTCGAAGGATCGAATAGAAAGACTGATTGCTTTTGATTTGCTGAGTACGGTCAATGATCTTGATTCATCGGTTAAGTTGGTGAATGAAGTGCTGGATGCTGCTGTTACATGGAGGGGGGAAGATGAAGACAGTTCTCGTAGCTCTCTGCGTAATGATGCTGGCTGGTTGCGCCACAACAAGGCCAACAGCCACAACGGTTGACGGTGTAACGACGGTAACGAATCGGGCCAAGCCGCCCGAGAAGAAGAGCGATGGGCAGCAGATATTCGAGGATATCGTTGATATTGCGGCCATGGCAATAATGATTCCGATTATATACTGAGGAGGGGGCATGTTTCTTAAAAAGAAGTATGTGCTAAAAGAGGGATTTTATTTGGGAGAGCCCCAATATGAAGTGTACTGGTCATCTCGTATTTTTGGAGATTTGTTCCTGACCAGGTTCTATGATCGAGATAGAGCCGAACTTTACATGTCTGAGCTTGTGTTGCCGCATGGTGATGTTGAGATTGGCAGTAGGAGTCATTCTTTCCCGGTCATTGAAACGCGAGAAGACTACCCTGGATGGGTAACTTGGCTGTGCGGGTGGATGCCGGGAGGCCACAAGTGGAGAATGGCTGGCACAATAACAAGCAAGAAAAGAGAATTTTCTCTTCGGTGGACATGTAACCGATGTGGGGCATACTTTGACTGTATCGGCAATGATGGCGTACAGAAAGAGGATATTGCCGCATGACGGAAGTAGGGGCCAAGATGAAACTATCGGATACGTTTAAGTCGAATTTTCCAGATGTTGTGTCTGAGAGAGTGTCAATAACCTGCATTGACGTGAGCGGAGAAGGAATCCTTACCCTGACACAGAACAGTTTGACGGGAGAATATGATTGTTTTCGCATCATGTCCATGTCTGTTGATTTGCGGAATATATCGACAGGGCTTGGTTCGTTCTTCGACGGAGTTGCGGCGAGAGATGAAAAAATGTCAATCGTGTTCATTGGTTATAAGGACGAGATTGTCGGATACTGTGACAGGAATGGTATACAGTATTGCGACACTCCAAGACGTGGGCTTGTTTTCGTCAAAAAGCTAACCTTGTAATATGTTGAGTTAGGAGCGTTTGTGCCTCTAAGAATCTATGACTACTACTGCAAATCATGCGGTTTCAAGACCGAGTGCTTCGTCTCCTTCGATTGCAACCCGGACGAGCAACATCCGGAATGCCCATGCTGCCAAGCCAAAATGGACAAGTTGATGCCTGCCCCGGTGTGGTCGTGGGGTACTGCTGGATGTAGAGGATTTTAATGAGAAAAGTTAAACTTGCCCTGGACATAGCCATGAAATATGGGCAAATGGATGGGGAGAAACACAAGGCATTTGCCATAGACCAAATGGTCAGGGCGCTTACAGGCTGTCAGTTGGTAAAGAAGACTGCATTTGATTGCAACGGGAAAGAGTATGAGTATGAAGCCATGGGAGAATGCGACCAATATCTCAAATTTGTTTCGGAATATTGCTATGGAGAAAATGGTCCGGATACCTATTCTTGGAACAGAGGAGTTTAATGGATATCCCAGCCAACACGCAATGGGAAACTGGATGTAGGGGATTTTAATGGCAAAAAAGACACCCAAGCGCAAGTATGACGAAACCATCGAAGGTGCCATGTGCTCCGCGATGATGCACGAGTACGATACCTGTAAGCAAAATCAGCAGGTTGACTTCGATGATTTCGAGGCGTACTTGGCCCTCCTGGATGCCGAGAGGTCGGAGAAGGACTACGATTGGATGTCCGATATCCATATCCCCGAGTTCATTTCTCATATGCTCACCCAACTCAGCATGGACGTGGACACCTACTACCAGTCCAGGGACTTCGTGGAGTGCTATCTTCAGGACGAATCGCTTGAGGCGCTAAGGGCCGCGGATGCCACAAAGGAGCTTATCAACCGGACCCTCAACCAGAGGAGCCTGTTTCATTACCTCAAGTTTGTGAGGGCAAGGCTTTTGAATCGGCTCGACGGGAAGGTCTACGCCGAGTGTCTTTGGAACCAGCAAAGCCGGAAGGCTGTCATTGGATATGAGGACGTCTACCAAGAGATGGACGTCGATATTTACGACAACCCGATTGAAGACCCGGAGACCCAGGTTGCGAAAGTCGAGCTTATTCAGCAGCCGATTAAGGGGGAAAAGGTTTTTATCGACCAGTTCGAGTACGAAGTCCTCGATCCCCGTAACGTGTTCACGGACAATTCCTACGTCTACTCTCTCCAGCAGAAGCCCTATGTGATCGTGAGATCCGAGAAAACCCTCTCTCAACTCAAGCGGGACAAGGATCGAGCCGGATACTTCAACCTTGACCTTCTGGAAGACATCGCCACTGGAGACGAGACCGAGACCGCCCGAGAAACGTTCAACAAGGAAGAGGACAAAGAGTATGCTCCACCGAAGGGCGAGAAGAAGTTCGACATTCTGAAACGGTATGGTGAAGATTGGTGCATTGTTGACGAGATGGATGAGATGACCGGGCTTCCGAGTAAGGTGAGCCCCGGCATTGACGACGATGGTGAACCACTTGAGGACGCCGAGCTTCACCATGTAGTCAAAGAATTGGCGCTATCCGAAGGCAGTAGCCAGACGCTAATAGCCTTCCATGTGACCCCATATCTCGACGCCAACGATATCCCGTACATCCCGGTGATCCGTGGCCTTTGCTACCCCCACCCCGTGAACGACGGTGGGTTCGGGGATGCCAAGCACGCAAGGGATCTCCAGAAGGCCATAGATGATACATTCAATATCAGCCAGGACCGAACCATGTTGGCTACCATCCCGACATTTCAGGCCAAGGAACTGAGCCTTGAGGACAACGACACCCTCTACTTTGAGCCAGGTCATCCCATGATGGTCAAGGAAATCGGGGATGTAGCCGAGTTTAAGATTTCCGACAACATCGGTGGTGCCTTGAATCAAATTGGGATACTTTCATCCAAAATGCAACAGTTCGACGCCACGTTCCCCACCACGATGGGGGATGTACCGAGCAGGGCGTCTACCACTGCTACGGCCGTGGCCGGCGCCGAGGGCCGATCGAACCAAAGATCCAACTTCAAGGCGCTCACCTTCGAGCACACGTTCGACGATCAACTCTACTGGATGATTCAGCAAATGACGTGGCGGTTTGCAAAACCTGAGACCGGGTACAAACTCATGGGTCAGAAGGTCATGCACTTCGATCCCACGAGGGACTACTGGTTCAAGCCATTATCTCAAGCTATCGAAGGTGAGCAGAGCAAACAGGCCAAGATTCGCAACCTTCTCCAATTCATTCAGGCACTTTCGCCTTACGCTCAACTCTATGCCAATGACCCTCAGTTCAAGGTGTTTCTGAACTACCTGTTTGAGCGCAGCGCTTCCTACATGGGTGACGAGGTTGTTAATGTGTCGAGGAAACTCTTGAATCCCAAGGTTATGCCTCAGTTGCAGGCTCCTGGAGGCGGAGGCAACGGGCAGCAAGGTGGAGGACCGGCGTTACCAGGTGCTACATTTGAGGCACCAACGGCGAACCAGAGCGGAATACAGCAGAGTGAAACCGAGGTTATGGCTAGAGCCAATGCAGGAGAGGGAATGTAATGGAGAGGACCTCCGGGAGCAAGGATGTTTATGATTTGTACGGGGAGGTAATAGAAGAAGATTCGAGCGGATACATTCCGAAATGGGACGGCAATCTTTTGGACCTTCAATGTAGAAGATGCCGAAGAATGATACGCTTGAATCAAGTCGTTGACCCTGATGTCTGCCCACATTGCGGGGACATAGCGAAATGAATCAGGCTAGCATTAAAGACAGTTTCAAGGATGGATTGGATAGAATAAGGCTAATTGACCAACTCCAAGAACAAGATCAGAGGCTCATGCAAGAAAAAAGACCAACATACTTTATCGACGGCCCCCATGGATTCCAATGGATGTGCTCTTTTTGTGATTATGAAGAGGACGGCATTTACAATTACGGTAAAAATGGGTATGCGTGTCCCAAGTGTGGGGCCGTGTTTGTGTCGTGCCTGAGTGCATGTCAGCAACGCGAGACTAAACATGATGCTTTCCCGACTTGCTGGGCATAGGAAACGGTATTTTGAGATGGGAGGGGTAACGCAATGATGAAGCCTGTTAGAATGTTGTGGCTATGCGAAGACTGTGGTTACGCAATAAATATGGACTTGAGAGGGGCACCTCCAAAATATTGTCCAGAATGTCACAAAAGCTCAAATCTGCCAGCAATCAAGGCACTTATTGAGGTACCGACCAGAGAAGCCGACGCAATGGAAATAACAGACAGGGCCAACGCCTTAATGGACATGCTCGAAATCAAGCCTGGGCCAGATTACAAGTCGAGCATTAATGACGTCAAATGGTGGGAAATCAAGCCCAAAAAGCCTTTTAGGGGCGTGGAGTTGGGGGCTACCAAATGATGACAAAAAACAACGACATATTCAATCCAAGCTACGGATGCGAATCAATAAAAAGACTTCCATGCTTCAATGTGATGGAGGAAATTAATGACATCGAGTCTGGATTCTGGAGCGTGGTCAGTGGTTGTCCACCAGGGGGCGATGAAGATGGAATCGTTCTTCGCTTCGAGATGGCCTCAAGACCGGGGCATCACGGCAATTATCGTCAACTTTCCAAATGGTTCGGAGACCTCGTGGCGATGCACAAAATCAATAAGGCGAAGTCGTCATTGTTTTGGCGAGTAAGGCCAGAGATTGTGTCTGATTTTTTCTATACGAGATTCGCCATTTTGGTGAAGGATTAGTCTAGAAAGGACCAACCATAATGGGAAAAGTCCTACACGAATGGGATGAGAAGCTTCTCGATCTTTTCAAGGACATGCCGCAAGATCCAAGGCGGTTTATCTCTGCCATGGCACCAACCGGGGAGGAATTTCTCGAAATCATAAGTGGCGAGATATTCACCGGGAGAGCGTCCAGAATCTTTGCAACGGCACAGCAAGCCTTCGACGCATTTGCAGATTTCGTGAAGCCCATGTTGGATTCAAGCAAAACGCTCTATTGGCGCAGGATGCCAGAGATGGGGGTTTTACTAGAATATCACGGCCCTTGTTTTGACGTGGCCAGAAAGACACAGCCCCCGGAGTCGGTCAATTACAGATTTGTGGAGTACTATGGAGAGAAGGTGTGGGTGCCTCGGGAATGTACGTGTTCTTCCAGTAACAAGAAGTATTGTAACGAGGGATGGCTTGATTCACCCGATAAATATCAGGTCTATTCACGATTCCTGATATCCGACAAACCAGAAATCATGGAAGTCCCGTTTGAAGTCAAGGAGGATGCCTCATAATGGACTTAATCACACTCGAAGATATAAAAGTGACGCGGGCCTTGATTAGAAAATACAGAGACCAGATTGACGCCATGCACGCTTCCGACAATTCAACGGTGGCAGAAGAGACAGAAGAAGCCTTCTGCGCGGAGGGGTAATGTAATGGCCGACGCACTCCAAAGAGACAAACTCTCGCAGTTCGTTCAGTCCTTCGGGAAGAAAAGGACTGTCAACATTCTTTCCACATTGGGCAAGGGTCAGGCATTCATTGACGCCATATCAAGCGTTCCAGGCCAGCAGATTCTCGGGGAAGCCCAGGCCGAATGGAGCGCCTTGCTGGTCAAGATAGCCAAGCAGGAAGCCAACACGGAGGACTCGATCAAGTTCAGGGTCTTGGATCAGCTCTTGGTTCTATGGGCATCCAAGATCGCCAAGCATTTTGACTATGAGCTCAAAATAGAGGATCAGCTTAAAACCTACAAAGGTGGGAGCTAACTTGGACGAAAAGCGATTGATAAAAAACCAGATTTTGGACATAGAGAATCAGTTGGTCGTCAACAGAATTATCGACCAGAAGCCGTCCATAGAAAGGATAGTTGAGGAGGTCGTTAAGTGGATGAGCCAAAGGAAATACGGCAACATCCAGATCAACTTCTTTGCCGGCGGGGTGAGCAACATCAACTTAAATGAGAGCGTCAAGATAACCGAAAAGAAAGGAGCTTGAACGATGGAAATTATAAATGATGGTCAGAAGGCTTGGGATAATTTGTTGAACCTTGAAAAAACAATGAACGATTATTTTTTCAACGAGTCAGAGACATATAAGGTTCTTTCTCGCAATCCAGCGTTACTATCCAAGGTGATGTGCGTCGGAGCCAGAGAGGCAATGGACTATCTGGATAAGTTGGCTCGCAAGAACAGCTAACCAGGGGCATAATTTCCCTTGACAACAACAAGTAACAACGTGATTATATTCGTGTAATACAAAGAAGGACACTCCTCCAAGGAATCCTTCGAGACCCATCACATAATCCGCACTCCAAGAAACTCCCATCACGGCAATCTTGGAAGCCATGATAGGAGTTTTTCTTTATGCCACCCGAAGACGCCAACGATGCCAGCCAGCAGCAAGACGTCAGTCTTGACGATCTGCACCGGGCCGCGGAGGAAGCAAGATCCTTCATTGAAAACGAACCCGTTGTAGACAGGGAAGAGAAAGTATCGGACGAGTCCGCCGACCTTCCTGCCGACACCGGAGAGACCGACCAAGAAGACAAGGAAGCCGAGCGCGCGGAACAAGAGGAGCCACCGAAGCCAAAGGACAATAAGGAACGGTCGCAACTCGGGCGCAAGGTTGCCGCTCTTGAAGGTACTCTCAAGGTTTACGAGCAGCAAATTCAGCAGACCAACCAGACGCTTCAAATCCTGACTTCCCTTCTGCAACAAAAAGAAGCCGCTCCGGGCATGATTCAAGGCCAGGAGGCGGAAGAGGAAGACGAGTACATCCCCTCGACCCGCAAAGAGTTCGACGCTCTGCTCGAGAGGCGCATCGCTCAACTGGAGCAGCGCAAGGTCCAGGAGCAGACGGTCCAAAGAACGCAATACGAGACGGGATATCTTTCGACGCTCACCAAGCTTGGAGCCGAGGCGGACGATTCTGCCCTGCATGAGGAGGCGGTAAAGCTATCAACCGAGGCCGGAGCCCCGTACAATGTGATCCGCACGGGAAACCCGCTTATCGATGCCGAAACCAACTACTACGCAGCGCAGGCTCACGTCTTGAAGCAACGACTCGCAAGACCGAAAAAGGATGAGACGCCGAAGAATCCTCTCAAGGGAGATCCGCCGAGAGCCCCCCTTGGTGCCCCGTCAGGGATGGCTGCCAAGGCAAAAGAAGTCCCAAAGGTCAAGCTTGACGATCATGCCAGGCGAGCGGCCATGAGGATGGGGTTATCCGACAAGGATGTTGCGGACATCATGGGAGCATAGTCCTAAATGTCTTACGGGAGAGAATATAGACTCGGTGGGAGAACGCGCATCAGGCACGATGCCCGAACACTCACCATTCAAGGAAAGGACTCCCCCGACAAAAAAGAGCATGGCCGGTACGTCAAGTGTTGGAAGTGCGGGTTCATCTGCGACACGGAGCGGGATGATTTGGGGGGTGCTCAGTCGAGGGCCGGGGACGGTGCGGAGTTCTACTACGACAATTATCCGCAGTCTGCCGGGTCTGATCGTGGAGTGGTTGCCACTCTGAGCTTGTATGAGGAAGGACTCAACCATGGCTCCGGTTTAAGCACGGGGAGAATTCTCCAAGAAGACGGCTACTTACTGCTTCTCGAAGACGGCTCAACGGCCCTCGGAATGGATCAGATAAGAGACGTTGATCTTGGGGGAGACCTGACGTTGGCGTCCTACTCGATGCGGAGAGGGCACAAAAGGGGGATGGCTATTTGTGCCGATGGTACGGCCGATCCCGTGAAATTGACGTATGCCTCGAAGGTTACTGGCGGCTGCCCTTTTTGCGGAACCAGGAATTATCGAGGCGATTTTAGATAAGGAGCATTTCAATGGCTGAAGTAGTTTCCCAAAATCCTCAACTGATTTGGGCTCCGGTAGCCACCAATGCCGCAAACACGGTCTATGAGGGCTGCATTGTCACGGCCACGAGTACCGGCGTGAACGTGCTTGGTGCGGCGGCCGGCATCGGTGACGTTACTGGCAAGGGAACCTTTGCGACTTACGGGGTGCCTTGCGGCGTGGTGGTCGGTACGAGCCGTCAAGTGGAGCTCTACAACTCAACCGCAAAGAGAAACAGCATTACGTCCATCATCACCAGCAACGCCAACATGACCGTCGATATGATGGGCATCGAGGGCGAGTGGGGGAATGACAAGCAGGCGTATGTGCAGATCGCCAAGATTACCCCCGAGACGCTGATTCGGATGCCCATTTATGATGGAGCGGTCGGAACGGCGCCCACTGCATCCACCGTCACGGCCGGAGCGAGTGCTACCGGCATGGGCTTTAACACGGCGGCAATCGACTTTACCACCATCGCCGGGCAGACCACGGCGTACTGTACCAAGGGTCTCAACATGGGCATCTATCGTGCCCTTTCGAGCGCCAGCACAACGACACACACCGTCGACTCCCCGTTCCCCTACGCCACGGCGGTTGGCGACAAGTTCCTCATCTCCAACATTCGGGCATTCGGAACGTCGCTTATCCAATTCGACGCCACAGCCTCGTATGTCGAGAACGACGCGGCCCTTTCGGCGGATTACTACTTCGTTGATATTGCAAGGCTCTTCCTTGGTGAATCCGGCAAGGAATACGTCGAGTTCAGGTTCAACGTTTACCAGTTCCTCCCCGTCGAGGAAACCTAATCCTTGATGAAGGATGAAAGGAGTAAATCACCATGGGTAGCCCTGTAACAAGTGCCCAGTTTCGGAAATTGGTCGAGGGACACGTTCAGCGGGTGGTTCGTCAGAAATACGACGAGATCCCGTCCGTGAAGGATAAAATCTACGATGTCATCACTTCCGAGCGTGCCTATGAGGACTTCTACGGAATCACCGGGATTCAGGATGTCCCCAGGTTCAACGGTCAGCTTTCGTACCTCTCCATGTTCCCTGGATGGTACACCAAAATCGAGCCCAAGGAGTTCGCCGGCGGTCTCCAGTTCGAGCGAAAGCTCCTGGACGACGAGAGGTACGGCGTTCTGACCGACCGGGCGAGTCTTCTGTCGGAATCGATACGGCGAGTCCAAGTCAAGTACGAGGTGCGCCCCTTTGCGTATGCGGCCACGGCGGCATTCGACTTCACCACGTCGGAGGAGGGTGTGGCCCTGGCATCCAATAGCCATACCACCAAGTCGGGCGTCAGCACGTCCAGCGGGTTCGACAATCTAGGCACTTCGCCCCTCACCAACACGTCCATTGCCACCACGCGGCTCGCCATGAAGATGTTCCGGGACGACATCGGGGAGCGGTTCAACATGCCCGACGATCTGGTCCTCATCGTGCCGCAGACTCAGGAAGAGGCGGCGTGGACCTTTGTCAAGACCCAATCCGGGTATCAGACGGCGGCTTCGGACAAGAACTTCCACGCCGACCGCTACGAGATCATGGCCCTTCCGTACCTGGACGACTTCGATACGGCGAGCTGGGGCATGGCGTCCAAGTCCCTCATGAAGAAGTTCATGAAGTGGATCGAGCGCATCAAACCGGACCCCAATACCACTTGGGACTTCGACACCTACATGCTCAAGTTGTCGATTTATCTGAGGTTCGCCAATGGCGTAACTGGATGGCGCCATCTGTACTGGCACCAGGTAACTTAACGATCTATCCGTTGACCCAAACCCTGCTGAGGCGGGTCATTCCGCCTCGGTCAACAAACCATTGACCGGCAGAAAGGAAATTAGAAATGTCCCAACAAAAACTCGTTCAAATCAGAGGCATCCCCGTATATCCGTCCCTTCCCCCATGGCTTGCCTTCACTGGGGGTAACATTTGGCACGTCAAGCCCTACTCGGGGAATGACGGCAACCCGGGAGACAGGCCGGACAGAGCGTGGAAAACTCTCGGAAAGGTTATTTCCAGCAGCGAAGTCGTGGCTGGCAGAAATGACGTTGTGCTACTGCACAGTGAAAGTAATACGGCATCAGCTACCACGGACTATCAGGGGTCAACCCTGGATTGGTCCAAGGACATGACTCACCTCATTGGAGTAAACAGCGGATCGGTGTATTCGCAGCGGTCCAGGGTAGCCTTTTCCAGTACGTATGACACGGCCAGTAACCTTTTCACCCTTTCGGCCGATGGTTGTTACATCGCCAATGTCCAATTCTATGCGGGCGTTGCCGGCACGAACCCGACCGGATGTTTCCAGGTTACGGGGGACAGGAACAGATTGGATCAGTGCCATATCTCTGGCATAGGAAACGACGCCAATGATATCGCCAACGCCTATTCGCTCTACCTGAACGGCGTCGAGGAGTTGTATGTCAAGAACTGCCGCATCGGGCTGAACACCACCGCGGCTGGCACGGCTGCAAACTTCGAGATATGGATGGCCAACACGGTGAAGAATGTCGAGTTCGAGGATTGCCTGATTTACCGGCGAATCGAGCACGACACCAATCACCCGTTGGTCAAAGTCGCAGCGGCCACGTCTCTCGATGAAATCAACAGCTTTACCCGGTGCAAGTTCATCTCGACCAGCACCAACTACGCCAACAGCAATGCTGGCGTGTTCAAGTTCGCGGCCAATCCTACGCAGGGTCTTATCGTGCTGGATCAGTGTTCGGCATGGAATGGAACCACGGCCGGAAAGTGGGATGTTGATGATCTCGACAACCTTCTCATTATGAACAATCCAACTCCCGCCGCCGATACTTGCGGCATCTATCGGGCAGTGTAACTTTCACCCTCTTCCTGGATAGTGAGTCGTCTAGGAAGAGGGATTAAACCCCAACCAAAAGGAACCGTATGGAAACCACCACGATTATCGACAAGACGGCAGGAGCCGACAAAATCAGCTTTTTCGGAGCGGTTGACCGCAAGGACGGGCACAAGGACGGGGCGGTCATGTCGTCCTACCCCGCATGGTTTTTCAACCGCCACATCGACGACCTCAAGGAATCCATCGCCTCGGATGAGCGGATGATGGAGCGAGGACAAGTCCCGGTACAGGCTCAACCCACGCATATTGCCGACATCAAGCAGCGCAAGGAGCGGCTCGACAAGATCATGGAGTCGCAACCGAGCCTTAACGTCGGGCAGCGGGCACACCTTGAGCGAGTCCACCGTGAGCTCGAAAGCCGCATTGTCGATGCCAGGTTCACCTATGATGAGATGCGGTACGGGTCGGCTTCGGCCCATGACGAGATGATGAGGCAGAAGATGCCCTGCATCAAGATGGAGCCGGACATTGTTCAGTCTCTCAACCTCAAGGCCAATAGCGACAATCTCGTATCAAGGGATGAGGCGGAGAAGGCGTGGAAGATCATCGGGCGTAGGCTCGAGCGACAGAGCAATACCGGAGTGCTGGAACAACGGAAGACCACATGCCGCACCGAAAAGGTAGAGCCCTTCACTGGTGAGCCCGAGAATCCCATGGCTGCACTTTCGGCCATGATCGCAAGCATGGTCAAGGCTCAAATCGCCGATGCCGCCATGGGCAACCCGGCGTTTGGGGCACCCGAGCGCACGGCCGACACCTTCGCAACCGTCCTGGAGAAGAACCAGGGTCAGAGAGGAAGGCCGCCTGGGAGGAAAACCGGAGACGACAAATGATGCAGCCATGCACTCACGAGTTTACAAGTGTTGACAATACCCCGATATGGGTGCGTCTGGACAGGGTACTGACATGTAAGCCGTATCCTTACCCGCTAAGGGAAGAGCCGTATGATATTTTGGAGGGAACCCTCATCGCACTAGATGTTCAGAATGAATTTACAGTAAGGGAAAAATACGAGGACGTAAAGGACATACTCCAGAAATTCCACTCTTCGCGCCAGTTCATGTGACGCAGAAAGAGGGCTCCATTGGACGGGAAACTGTACCTACGTGATTTGAGAGACCTTCTTAACGAGTCTTCCAACTCGTCGTGGTTCAGTGAATTCACGGCCTATCAGTATCTCTACCAGGCCGCGATTGAATTCACCACGCGAACGAAATGCTTGAGGTCCACGCAGACCATCACCACGGAGGCTGGCCAAAGCGACTACACGCTGAATGCCGACTTCCTGGACTTCTTCATGCGGGAGGATGGAAACCGTCGGTTCATCAAAATGAGCGACGGAACCACCGATTACTTCATCCCGTTCCGGGACTACGAGGATGTCTACTACGGGAACAATACGACTTCTCAGCCAATCCCGGACTACTTCACCATAACGGATGTGTCATCTCTTTCGGCTCGAATTACGGGGACGGCAACCGGCGTCGGGGCATCATCCGGGGGGGAGTGTACGCTCACCGATACCAGTTCCAGCACGAAGTTTGCCAACGTGTCGGCTGGAGATATCGTCCATAACACCACGGATGGGTCGGACGGTATCGTTCTCTCCAAGACCAGCAATACGGCGCTCGTTACCGCGCTCTTCGAGGGAACGAATAAAGATTGGACGGCTGGAGACGCCTACGTGATTCAGCCCCAGGGGAGATACAAGATCGTGGTTGATCCTGCTACGTCCATGGCGGGATACACGATCACGGTTCCGTATGTGACCAGGCCTGCCCCGGTCTTCTCGGACTATGGGATGTACAAGTTTCCGTCTCAATATTCGTCGGCACTCGTGAAGTACGCCTTCTGGCTTTACAAGTACAGGGACGGCGAGCCTTCATTCGGCGATGCCATGTATGTGTTCTTCGACAACCAGTGCAGGCTTTTCGGCGCCAGCATCACGAAGAGTTTGCGGGAGAAGCGTCAAATTTCCGTCAATTTTAGGGCGAGGCGTTGATGTCCGATAACCGGCTCACAAAGGAAATAGCCCTCCAGGGGAAGCTTATCACGGCCCTCGACGGGACGCTTGTCGGCACGAACTACGTCACGCTCAAGAACTTGAGGTATACGGATGCGGGCGTCAAGGGCATCGCCGGATGCACTAAAATCAACACCACCGCCCTTTCGTCTCATCCACTCATTGACAACGCCTTTCATTTCACCAAGGATCGGCCGGCCGAGAGTCATCTTCTCGTTCAAGCGTTCAATGAAGCCAAGACGGAAAGCAAGATTTTCACCAATGACACGGCCATCCCCGATCAAGGCGATTTCAACTCGACCGCGCTTCACACTGACGCAACGGGGGCTTCCAGGGGTTTCTTCTCAAAGGCACCCAATGGCAACGTTGCATATTGCAATACGGAAGAGTCGTGCATCTGGGGCGGGGATGAGCTCAAAATAGGGGCATTCGTAAACTACGATCCCAACGGAACATTCAAGTACGACTACACGGATGCGCTTCGAAACAATTTGACCGATACGGACAACACTGCCGAGATTCATACCATCGAAGGCGGGATAGACGCCTACACTCTCCTCCTGCTCTCGCTGAACGGCAACGTGACGGACACGAGCCCGACGACGCCCCACACCGTAACCGACGTAAACATTACGTGGGACACGGTCGTGAAGAAGTTTGGATCGGCTTCCGCATTACTGGATGGCGCAACATCGTATTTCACTATTCCAGACAATGCCGACTTCAACATGGCCGGCGGGGTCTTCACTTACGACAAACAGATCAGAACCAGCAGCCTTGCGGCCATCCAATGTCTTTATTCTCATTACACCGATGCCAACAACTGGTTTTCCATCGAGATTACCACGACCGGGGCCGTGAGAATCCGGGTTAACGTGGCATCCGTTATTAGCACCATAGCCACCAGCGGGGCCGGAAAAATCTCCGTGGACACAGATCATCATGTGGAGATTTCCGAAAGCGGGGATGCTTGGCGTATTTTTGTTGACGGAGACTTGGTGTCGAGTGTCGATTCGGTCTTGCGGGCGGCAAATTATACCGGAGTGGTGCAGATCGGCAGGTTTTACGATGGGGCTACCGATCAATACTACTTCGTCGGAAACATGGATGAGATCAGACTCAGTAGCGTTGCAAGGCACACCGCTAACTTCAATGATCCGAACAGGGCCTACAACAACAGCACGGATGAAGCGTACTGCTACCTGGGGTCGACGAGGCCGATCCAAGGCTTCAAGGCATACGTCAAGACGGCTAACGCCGTGGCCGGGACGCTCTATGTGGATTATTGGAACGGGTCGAAATGGGTATCGACAGGAAGCCTCGTGGACAACACGGGCGGCTTCGGAGCAACCGGGACCGTTACGTTCAATTCCACGGTGTCAACCGCGAAGCTCGGCATCATCGACATGGTGTCCTTGTATTGGTATCGGGTTTATCTATCCAATTCCTCCAACACCGTCCTATCCCATCTCACCGTTGACGCCCCGTTCCAGACCATTAAGGACGTATGGGATGGAATAGAACGGACAATCGCATCGTGCCAGAAAAGCGAGGATGAGAAATATGTCGATTACACATTGAATGTGTTCGACACGGCTTACGAGCCGTCAACCATAACCACGTACCTGGATGTGGGAGGAATGCCGACTACGGACCATTTTGTCGTTGGATTTCCCGACAGGATGATGGGCCTTCATATCTACATGCCGGGGGATATGACCAACGAGCAGGCAAACACCGTATGCACGATCTCATATTGGAGCGGCGAGGAATGGACGAGTGTTGGAAAGCTGAGTGATGCGACCAGCCACGAGGCTATCTCCATTTCCAGGTCCGGCGTCATATCGTGGAACCCTCCCGCCAAGGCGTTGGAGTTTACCCACATCATGGATGATCCAGGGCTGAGCGGTACTTCCACCGATCCATTGGTCCCAACCACCAGCAATCCCACGGACGTAACCTACTTCGGCCAAGTCCCCTTGTATTTCTATAAGGTCGAGTTCGATCAGGCCATCGACGCTGACACCCGGATCTACAACATAACGGGCATTCCGGCCCAAACCACCGTCGATCCATACAAATTCCCTCTCTATGCTCTCGGAAGGCTGTTTCTGTGTAATCGAGTCGGAAGCAAGCCCAATGCGGTCATCTATTCCGCATCGGAGAGCGCGGAAGTTTTTAACGGCGATGATTCGGGGGAGCTGTATTTTGGTGACGAATCCGGCATCATGGGCGGGTCTTGGCTCTATAGCCAATTCGGGTCGAGTCTTTACAACGTGGTGGTATTTTTCAAGCAGAACGAAACTTGGGTCATTGCCGGGAATTCCCCGGAGGATTGGGCTACTTATCAAGTCTCGGCATCCATAGGCTGTCCGTCTCCCAAAACGATAGTCACCACCAACGCGCCCAGTGAGCTTTATGCTCAGTCGAACCGAACCATTACCATCTTCCAGGGATCGTCCGGCATTTACATTTTCGACGGCAAGGGGTTCATCCCGATACACTCCGACATCGAGGATTGTTTCGATCAGCGGTATCCCACGGCCATAAATCTCGACAAGATCAAGGAATCGGAAGGGTTCTACAATCAATCGAAAGATGAGTACCATTGGTGCTTCGCATCGGGAACAAGCGAGACGTGCAATCGGGAGATGGTTTACGATCTCAGGCGCAAACGTTGGTACGAAGTTGACAGGGGAACGGGTAAGTACCTCCAAACGGGACTCCGCGTGCGGGGCGTCAAGGGCGCCGTTTACAACTACGGCATGACCGATGATGGGCGGGTCTTGAGGCTGGACAACGGAACCGATTTCAATGGGAACGATATCGTCCATGTCTTGGAGACAGGGGACGTCGCGCTTCACGAGGGAAGCATTTGGGTCGTTACCAAGGTCAGGAACTTCATGTTTCATTGCGTGGCCAAGACGGTCACCACGAATTCCATAACCCTGACCCACTATGGGGACACCAATACGACCGGAACGTCCTACACATTATCGCCTTCACGAACCGGATACAGGGTGGCTTCACCCAAATTGAGCGAGAAGGACATGGGCGATTACGTGTATCACCGCTTTAAGCTATCCATGACCACGGACAATGAAACGGTCGGGTTCGAGCCGCTATTTTTGGGCATCAAGTACATGGTCGTGAGGGAAGACACCAAATAGGGAGACTGAGCCATGGCTCTTCGGTTTGACGGATCTGAATGGTGGGACACCCGGGTTGCGAACTTCTACGAAGGCGACTCGGCAGACGGGAGCGGAGGATCTTCGACGGGTGGCGCCGACAGCAGTGCCGATGGTAGTGGATCATCGTCCGAATCGGGAGGGGATGGCATCGGGGCACAAGGTTTTGGGGGATCTCAAGGATTTGGGGCATCCCTTGAAGGGGCTGCTCCCGAGTCGGGATCGTTCGGTGCGTCTCTTGAGGGGGCGGCGCCCGAGTCAAGCACCTTCGGCGGGAGTATAGGAGATCCATCCCTGGGCACATTCGGTGGCATGGTCGGTGGTCTTTCCGATGAAGGCACGTCAATCGCAAGTATCTGGTCTGGTTACAGGGACAAATTCGGGGGGCTCTTCAGTGGGCTCGTTGATATGGGCAAGATAGCATCCAACCCATTCGGTTACGGAATGCGCCCCGGCCAACAGGTATCGGTGGCAAGAGGGATGCCCGTTGGCACCCTTGATGCGGCCAAAGGGTTCGCCGACCGACAGAATGCGGTCGGGAACAGGGCCGGCATGGTTGGCGGCTTGGCTGGAAGTGTTGTCGGTGGCCCGATCGGGGCCGCGATTGGAGAGACGGTAGGAAGAGTTGGAGCCCAAACAGCCATGTCGGTATCCAATCCATCATTGGCAAGTATGACAACGGGACCATTCGGCACTCACGATCCAGAAGCGGTGGCCGAATTCAGCGGGATGGTATCAGAGGCACAACCTGGACTATCCAACGCAGGTGGATCAGGAAGCGTAATCCTCGACGAGATGAGAAAAAGAAGCGGTCTCCCGGCGATAGCACCCGCCACATACCAGCGCCCGGCGATAACGTCACCGCAAGCACGGGCAGTGTATCAGAACCGATAGGAAGGAGGCCGAGAGATGGCCGAAGAAGGATACCAGCAAACACTTTCACCGCAAGTTTTGTCGCAGATCAACGCTCACTTGCGCCAGGTCCGCGCCTCCGGTCGATCTGTAACCGATGCCGATATTCGAGCCGCATATGCCGCGGCCCTGGATGTCGAGGCCGGTAGGGCTTTGCAGAATCGCGGTCAAGCCATCCAGCAAGAGCAATGGCAGAAGACGTATGAACTTCAGAAAGAAGCCTTGGCCGATCAGAGGGATGCAGCCAGGATGACCGGCATAGCCACCATCGGCAGCGCCTTGTGGCAGATGGGCGGCAAGGAAGCGATTATGGGCGGGATCAATAAGCTCAAGCCGGCCATTGGACTTGGTGGCGCTCAGAATCAATCCCCAACGGGATCGGCAACGATATTCAGCGGGACCACTCCGACCACGGTCCCCGTCACCACGCCAACCGGGGTTCCTACCGGCATGGCGGATGCGGCCACCCCCTCCCATATGGTTCCATCCACCGGCACTCCGGCTGTAACTGGTGGAGGGGCGGCGGGAAGCGGAGCCATGGATTTCGCCAAGGACTGGGTTCTTCCAGGGGCCGTTGGTGCCGGTATCGGAGCAGGCGTGAAGGCTTTAACCGGGTCCACCGGATGGGGTGTCGGAATCGGAGCGGGAGTCGGGGCCGTTGGTGGATATCTCACGAACGAAGGAGACATAGCCAGCGGCATTGTTGGAGGTCTCCTTGGTGGCGTCGGTGGTCTTTTTTGAGGAGATACGATCATGGGATTCCTTGATGCATTAGGTCGGGCCACCCCGGCGATCATGAGCAACATAGGCCAGATGAAGCAGATGGCTATTAATGACGAGACCGAGAAGCGCGAGGCCATCAAGTTTCAGTATCAGCAGAAGAAGCTGGCCGATGAAGAGGCTGAAGGTAACAAACTCATTCCATTATCACTCCTTGGAACTACCCAGCTCGGCAAGTACCCGAGTGCATTAAATATGTTTGTCGAGCACGCAAGGAGCGAGGGTGCTGTGCAAAAGGATGGCATGCCCGGCGGAAGAGAGATGATACGCAAGAACGATATGAGAAGTTTGGTATCAAGCATAAAACTCACCAATGAATTTGGTTCCGCCATGATGCAGAGCATGTATAACGATGCTGAGAAAAACTATTTCAATGCCAGAGCCGAGCTCGCCAGCGGAAAGATAAAAAAGCCAGAAGAGTTGGCGGCTGCAACCAAAAAGGTTGAGTTCCTGAAAAATGAATGGCTTGCCTTGGGTGAGGTGCTTGATCCGAAGGTGAGTGAGCATCTTATGGCGTTGGAGAAGGCCAGGGAAGTTGCCAAGTTGGGAGGCCCCAAGTACAACGAAGTCCCAATCGGCGAGGGCGAAATCGAAACCAGAAGGTTCGATCCTGGAACGGGCATGGAGACCGTGGTTGGCACCGGAACCAAGAAGGGATCTGAAACCGAAATATCCCTGACAAACAGGGCGCTCAAGGGCGACCCTCAAGCAAAGGCCATTCTGGATAGCATGGAGGAGCGGAAAGCCAGGATTGCAGGTTCAACGGCGAAGGCTAGGTCAGATGCATCAACACAGGTAGGTGAAGAGTTTACGCCGGAAGCTCTGGATTTCATGGCCAATAGATTCATACAAACCGGAGAACTCCCTGGCATGGGCATGGGCAAGGCCGCTACACAGGCGAGGATTAAGGTTCTCAATAAAGTAGGTGAGATGACAGGTGGCGGAGAAGGCGCAGGAGATCAAGCATTAAAACAAGCCACATACAAGGCTTCAAGGGCCGCACTTACGAGCCTCGAGACTCAGAAGTCTAAGATACTGGCATTCTCGGACACCGCAAGCAAGAACCTGAAGATAGTTGAGGAATTGTCTCAGAAAGTGGACAGAACTGGCATTCCAGTAATGAACAAATGGATCAATGCCGGGAAACGGTCAATAGCTGGAGATGCCGACATTGCAAAACTTGATGCCGCGATGCGGACGGCCATAAACGAGTATGCCAAGGTTACGTCATCTGCTACCGGTGGCGGGGTTACATCGGATCAAGCCAGGCGAGAAGTTGACGAAATGTTGAATGCTGCACAAACTCAAGAGCAAGTATCGGAAGTTGTCGGTCTGCTGAGGCGTGAAATGGAGAACAGAAGGCTTGGCTTTGAGGGCGAGATTCAGCAACTCAAGGGGATATTGTCCGGTAGTAACGCCGGTGGAGCGCAACCATCCAGAAATGCACCCCAAAAGTCGTCAATTTCTCAAACGGACGCACTTAAAATTTTGATTAATAAAAACAAAATACCGCTTGAAAAGGGAGTAGAAGCTTTAGTTAAGGCTGGAATGAATAGAGATCAGGCCATGAAAGAATTAAGTCAATGAGTTAAGTGGAGAACAAATCAATGGATTGGTCGGATGAAGACCTATTAAGAGCCGCCAAGTTGGATCATAAAACTTCGGCCGACATTCTTGCCCAAAAGCATGGGATACCCAAGCCGCTGGCGCATTCGTTGATCGGCCAAGAGTCGGAGTGGAATCAGGAAGCCGTGTCGCCCAAGGGCGCAATGGGGCTCACTCAACTCATGCCGGCATGTGTTACTTTGGACTGCATGGCCCTCACGGCAAACGGATGGAAACGTTACGACGAACTTTCAGTTGGAGAGCAGATATTCACCTATAATATAACATCATCACGCATTGAGCTTCAACCATTACTGGAGTTACATTTTTATGAAAATCCAGGGCCATTGATCAGAATATTCAATCAAGGATTCGACTTTACTGTAACTCAAAATCATAAATGGGTTATAGAGGTTCTTCCAAACAACAGAAGAAGCATTAATCCACAGTTGGTCATGAAAGAGACAACAGATCTTATCCTTCCACGTAGACAGAATATAGTCCGTGGTGGAGAATATGTTTTTTGTGACACACAAGTTGTTGATGATGATTTAGTATATCTTCTGGGCCTCGTGTTTGCTGACGGGAGCATAGGAAAGAAAGGCAACCAAATTGACATTTACCAAAAAGACTTAGTAGATCTGTTCAGATCGGCCATAGAGAAAAGTGGGGTTATGGCCCATGAGAGTGAAACAGAAGGTAAGTATAGATGGTGCATAACTGGAGACTCTGCAAGGTTGATATCTACTTGGTTGTTACATGAAGGCAAAAAACGATTATCAACAAATCTATTAACAAATATTACCAGGAAGCAAGCAGACATATTGTGGAAATCACTTCTTGATACCGATGCTAGCCAAAAAAATAATGGATTTCAGTCTTATTGTCAATCTGATTTAGATAGGGCCAGAGATATTCAAACTCTTTTATTCTTAATTGGCAAAGTGTCAAACCTTAAATTGGTTAGATTGGCAGGAACAACGCGTATCAATGGGGAAACGTACAATACGCAAAATAAATATCAAGGCCATGTTAAGTCGCGCAACGTTACTAGTGCGTCTACTACAAGGACGAAATATGTATTAGTCCCACCTGAACCAGTATGGTGCCCGTCCGTTGAGAATAAAACGTGGGTTATGTGGAGAGATGGATACATTACCATAACTGGCAATACGGCCAAGGATTTAGGTGTCAACCCCAAAGATCCCATCGACAATCTGAGCGGCGGATTCAGGTATCTCAAGGCACAGAAGGACAAGTTTGGCGGTTGGCATGATGCTCTTTGGGCATACAACGCTGGACCCGAAAGGGTCAAGCAAGGATTCATGCCGGACGAAACCAAGAACTATCTTTCGAGGATAGCCGAGAAGGTTTCCAAGTTTGTATCTCCGTCTGAGGCTCAAGCGGCAGAGATTCCGGGTACGAGCAATAGCGATTTGTCAGACTTACAGCCGATAGTTCCGGGAAACATTGATTATAGCACAAGACCAATTGTCAAAAACGCAGACGGAACAACTAGTACAGTGAAGTCCATGAGCTTTGGAACGGATCAGGGTGAAGTTTTGGTCCCAACCATTGCCGACGATGGTAGGGAGATGTCGCCGGAAGAAGCCTTCGATCAGTACAGAAAAACAGGAAAACACCTTGGAATTTTTAAAACACCAGAGGAGGCAACCAGGTATGCCGAACTGCATCATGCTGAGATGGGACCACAAGACCTATCCAGCATGTCAGACGAAGAGCTTGCCAAAATAGCAGGGGTAGATTTGTCGTCCATGTCGGATGAGGATTTATTCAAGGCTGCCGGGATAGTCCCTGAGCGAAACAAGCATGACGGAATGTATCATTGGTCGTCGTCCGATCCCAAGACGGGGGAAATGCTCAAGTCCGAAGACCATCCGACCGCATGGATGGAGCACTTCATGCGGAAGTTCGGATATGACCCGGAAGACAAGGGAATCACCAAGGATGTGGGCGAAAAGATGTTGGCTGAAGCTGGTGCGACTCAATCAGCACAGCAGCCTCCCCAACAAAAATACCCGATACGAGAAGTATCTCAAGATGAAGATCGGTGGTTCAAAAAAAATCCCAAGGTAGGAGGCATGGCGGACTTCAATAGCGGAACCATCGTTCTTAACCCATACAGTACGTTGTCAGAGCCAGAGAAGCAGGCCGTTGCGAAGAATGAATTCGCCCGACTCACCATGCGACAAAACAACATGGTTCCGAATTTCGAGCTTACCGACAAACAGAAAGAGGCTTTCAAGAAGTATGGCGGTGGGGACGAACTAGCGCAGAAGGAAACCATTGTAGGGAGAATCATTTCGGGAGATCCAAGCGCATTGGATGTAACTCAGGAGCAAAAAGAATTTGCATCGAAGGTGTCAAGTGCGATGTCTGGTTTGGGGCAACCAGCACAGCGGTCCACCCAACAGCAATCCATCGGTGGTTTGAATGCCGGACAAGATGGACCCACACAAGACCTATCCGGCATGTCAGACGAAGAACTGGCCAAAATAGCAGGAGTGGATTTGTCGTCCATGTCGGATGAGGATTTGTTCAAGGCCGCAGGGATAGAGGCTCGTGACGCCATGAAGGATGATCGTTCGTGGGGACAAAGGATAGCCGGGGCCGCTTCCCCTTATGTGCGACCAGTCCTGGAAACTTCAGGGATGGTGGCTGGCGGAATTGCTGGAAGTGCTGTTGCTCCAGTAGCCGGAACTATGGCTGGGGCTGGATTGGGATACGGCATGGGAGCGCAAGCCGCAGATCTTTTGGAAGAATACGCAGGTACAAAGCCAACGGAATCTCTTCCGGGAAGATTCATTTCGGCCGGGAAACAGGTCTTGACCGGAGCGGCGCTAGAAGGGGGAGGACAAGTCGTTGGTCCAGCCATAAGCGCATGGAAGGGCGGGATGTCAACCCCTGCGGTGACTGGTCAACTATCAGGGCAAGCGGCTAAGGTTGCGGGGAGAGAGGCGCTGAGCCGTGAGACAGGAGTCAAATTCACTCCAGCACAAACAACGCAGAAGAAAAGTGTTGGGCTTTTGGAATCACAACTCGAAAAGAACATGGGTTCAACGAACATTGTCCAAAAAGCTCGGCAAGAACAAGCCAAGCAGGTTCAAGACTATGCCATAAAAGTCCAAGAGGAATTCTTTGGGGGAACAGTAGATCCACTGGCGGCGGGGCGGTCGGCTCAGAAGACTTCATGGAACCGATATAGGGCGTTCAACAAAAAAGCATCGATTCTATATGACAGAGTTCCCGTGCCTCCCGAGACGAAGATTGACACGAAAAACCTTGCCGACGCCGCGGCTCAACACATGGATGAACTTGGGAAATTAGAATCTCCCACGATAAAGAGGATACTTAGAATCACCGGCAAGGCAGAAAATGCGAGCATTGAAGTCAGTCCGATATTGGATGCTCAAGGAAATCGAATTATCCAGAAGAGCGTCGAGCCGGCTTACACTTGGTCTGAGTTAAGAGCCGACAAGTCTTCGCTTGGCAAGATGATTGAGAAAACTAGTGATTTTAACAACAAGAGGATTCTCCGGTCCCTTTCAAATGCCATAGGCGATGATATAGCGGCTTTCAGTGCAAAGGTGGAAGACCCCGCCGTAAAGGAAACTCTTGAGATAGCCAACAAATTCTATCGAGAGGGTGACAAGGCCCTTCCAGGGATACGAGTCTGGAAAGATAGTCAGATACGGCAAATGATGAACTCGACAAGCCCGGAAGATGTTGCTGCCAAGTTTTTCAAGGCAAAGCCAAATGTGTCAGATATAACCAGGCTGCGACAGGTAGCAGGACCAAGGTCGTTTCAGAAAATAAAGCAAGCATGGTTCGAGGGGATGATCTCGCAAGGAGAACAGCAGTCAATAAATCATGCCAGGTTTTCAACGGCCTATGACAAATACAAAATGACAGACAATTTGGATGTGATGCTAACCAAGGCAGAACGAGAAGGGTTGGACAACCTCTATGAAGTGAGCAAGACCATAACGACAGCCGAGAAGATGTCGGGGAACCCTTCTGGAACAGGTCAAACAACAATAAATGAACTCCACAAATGGGTGAGGCATCCAGTCTGGATGACAGTAACTCAGCTAAGTTCAAAAAAGATTGCCGATCTTTATTTCAACAATGAAGCATTCAGGAGTAGTTTGATCCGAGGAATGAAAACTCCAGACATGACCGTTGCTCGCAAGATGGCCGGGATAATGACAAGGGTTGCAGGAACAACACTTGACGATGAGGAAAGAGAAGAATGAGACAAACCCACAACAGGAATTCTTCCGGTAAGTTCTGCAAGGTAAGTCTTCAGGATAAATTCTGGTGCAATGTCAGGGTTTCCGACGCGAATCAGTGTTGGGAATGGACTGCCCCCGTGTGTGGTGGGGAGAAGTATGGTAGATTCTACGACAATAACAGAAGAATACAGGCGCACATAGCTTCGTGGGTAATTCATAATGGGCCGGTCGATGAAGGGAAGTTCGTCCTCCACAAGTGCGATAACCCATTGTGTGTAAATCCAAATCACCTGTTTATTGGAACTGCTAGCGACAACATGAGAGACATGGTTGCAAAGGGGCGATTTGTGGGGGGTACAAAATTGAAAGAAGGAGAAGTTTGGCTCATTAAGATACTTCTCAAGTCAAAATTGTTGTATCAGAAAGACATTGCCAAAATGTTCAGGGTGAACCGCAACACCATCACTGCGATCAACGTAGGAAAACGATGGGAGAAAGTTCAACTATGAGATACATTCATCAAGATACCTATTGCGACGCAAATGGCCGAGTAATCCAGGGCGGGACCGTGACCGTCTACCTATCCGGATCAAGCACTCTCGCAACCATCTACGAATCGGAAGACTCGGTCACCCCCATTGCCGGCAGCACCGTCACGACCGCGATAGACGGGTTCTATAGCTTTTGGGTTTCCGACGATGACTACGATGGAGATCAAGACTTCAAGCTGGTGCTGTCCAAGACCAATTACATTACAACGACGTATGACAATGTTGTCATAGGCAGGTTCGGAGAATATACGGGAACGGCGTATCCCAAAACGGAAGCGCGGCTGATTTCGGCCATTGCCAGCGCGACAACACCCCGGATTATCTTGGCCGATTCCGTAGCTTTGTCGGCTCCACTGTCCATCCCGTCCGGCGTGAGTTATTCGGCCCTGCCCGGAGCGATATTGACCACGGATGCGGTGAACATCCTGACCTTTGCCACTGGCTCCCATCTGGAGGACAATGGCTCTCAGATGTTCTCCACCGTGGCGGGAGGGGTAATATTTCAAGCCGGAACCGTGGAGCGAGTTTCGCCGGCGATGTTCGGTACAATCAACGACTCGACCCTTTACATTGCCATTGTGGCCGTGGCAAGCTCGGACATCCCGGTACGAGTGCCGGCCGGGAGTTATGACTGGAACGAGGCTAGGACGGTCACCACATCGGTCAAAATCCTGGGGGACGGTGGGGACAAAACAGTATTCACGGCCACCGCGGCCGTCGACATGCTCACGTTTTCCGGTGCGTCTCCCCTTAACGATATCAAACTCGAGGGGATCAAACTCGACGGGGACCACGTCGCTACGGGTGGGTTGAAGATCGTTTCGGCCAACAAGGTGCATACGGACCAATTCTACAGCAGCAACATGGTCGGCTATGGATTGTGGCTGGAAGGCGTGTGGGATTCCGAGTTCCAGAACTTGATGCTGATGCACAACGGAAAGTGGGTCACCAACAGATCGGACGGCGTGCCTCCGCTTTACATTGGACCCGATGCCGTCAGTGGCCGCAACAGCAATTCGATCCGATTCACGGGCCATAGCGTGATAGAGCGGTTTTACTATCACGGAGCCGTGATCGAGGATTCCCCGGCCGTGCATTTCATCGGCACGAAGATCCACGGTCGAACGCATGCCGATTCTCAATCCACCGACGCCGACGACATCGCGGAGGCGGCGGCTCACGGCAACACCACGCCGGGAGACCCGGACCCGGCCGACCTGATATACAACTTGGGGTCAAAGCGCATGGTGGTCGCCAACTGCCAACTGGTGGAGGCCCTGCGAAACGGCATTTACCTGACCGACTCGGCGAGCGGCTCGGCCCCCAACGCAACCATCGCGGATAATGTGTTCCAGGATGTGCATAGCTATGAGGCCGCGACCGCTGCAACTTTCGTCCATTTCAACACCGGAACCGGGACCGTTGTCGGCAACGATTTCTTTTTGGTGACAACCCTCGGGGATACCGACGCGGATGAATCGTGGACGGTCAGAGGCTCGTGCATCCGCTTGGCGTCGGGGGCCGGGAACGTGATCGTGCCCGACAACTCGAACTATTACCCGGCTTCCGCGGTCAGGGGACTGTACGACCTGAGGTCAACCCACACCGTGAGCGAAGAGAAGCAACTCTACGGGACCGGAACCACCAATACCATCTTCTCTTTGTTCTTGAACGAAGTGAAGCGGTTCGGGATGCTGCTGAACGGCACATTGAAATGGTACGACGCGGCGGGAGCGGCCGACGTGGAGCTGAGCCGGGACGGGGCCAACAGCCTGGCCTTGGCAGCCGGTGACCAATTCAAGAGCGATGTCGTGAATCTGCGAGTGCTTACGGCTGAACCGGCATCTCCCGCCAACGGCATGATGGCGTATGCGGACGGGGCAACCTGGAACCCAGGCGGAACGGGGGCTGGATTCTATGTCTACGAAGCAGGGGCTTGGGCCAAGAAGTAAATTGGCGAAAGATTGGACCAATACGGATCATGAGCTTGGACTGGAGGAATCGATAAAATGGCAAACGCAATAACCGGAAGAGTATGGGCGCTCGATACGGCCGGGACTATATGGACAGGTCCGGTCTTCATATCCAGGATGGACTACCACCCCAATGCGGCGGACAATGATCTGGTGACCAAGGATACCAGGGGCGGAGCCATATGGGCTCCCGTCCGAGCCATTGCCGGGGCGCCGAATCACGAGACGGTGGGCATCGAGACGTGGATCAATCCGTCCCCCGAAGTTCCATTCGAGGGGTTCGTTCTGACCACGATTGACGGCGGGACTTTGTACGTTACCATCAACTAGGAAAAGGGCAGATAAAACTATGAAGCGATTTACTTCGGTTATGGCATCGTTCTGGATTTGCGTATTTTTGATAGCGGCATTTCCACATAGTCTTTTTGCTGCCGATGCTAGAATTAGCGATCTTCCCAGCCTGACAGATTTACCATCCGACAGTGACGTGTTTCCGATTGTTGATGTCTCCGATACCGGGATCTCATCATCCGGAAAGACCAAGAAGATCACGCCCGAGAAGTTAATGGAGTATACTTCGACGGCATATCCAAAGACCGAGGCCAAGTTGATCGCGGCTATTGCCAATGCAAGCACGCCGCGCGTGGTTCTGTCCGCCGATGTTACGCTTTCGGCTCCCTTGACCATACCTTCCGGGACCACCTTCACGACCATACCAGGCTTCGTTCTGACCACTACCGCCGCAAATACCCTGACCTTCGCGGCAGGCTCGCACCTCGAAGACAACGGCGAGCAGATGTTTGACGCGTCGCCGGGGGAAGTAATAGGACTGTCTGTTGCTACTCCCGAAATGTTTGGGGCTTCCGCGTCACCGACCGATTCAGCAACGGCGATGCAATGCGCTATCGAGGCCGCAAATACAGTCGAGCTTGACGCCAAAACCTACCTCATGAACCGCTATTCCGGTACGAGGCATACCCTTTCGGTCGTAAAGTCCACAAACATTCTCGGCAAAGGGGCGAGCCAAACTGTCATCCAGACCACCGATACGACCGGGGCCATAATCGACATAGGATATGATTCGACCTACGTGGCTACGGCAGGGGTGACGATATCCGGAATAAAATTCGTTGGGGCGGCTGACGGAACCGGGAGTCCTGGAGAGGTGCCTTCCGCGATAATGCTTTCCGCTCCCACCACGGCGACCTATTCGACGCCGAATGTAACGGACGTGATTGTGCGAGACTGTGAGTTTACCGTATTCTGCACGGCTATCAACGCACTGGGAGCGAAGCGTCTTACGATTGAAAACAACTATTCACACGGGAACGTTTATTACGCCGGCCTGACGGCGGGTGGATATGGGATAAACTATCAAACTTGCTACGATGTTGTGATCCGTAACAACAGATTTCTCTCTACAGCAACGGACAGGCACTCCATTTATGGATCAATCCAGGTCGGCAATTCCGAGCCATGGAATGTCAACGCAGTAATTGACGGGAACATCGTAGACTGGTCAAATGTTGCTACGAGTTATGTTGAGGCGTGCATGGCGTTTAGGGTTCACCGTGGACTTGTTGTTACTAACAATGTAATGACAGGAGGATATAACGGAATATATATTAACACCGAAAACGGAGACAGCGAAAACATAGCAATCTCAAGTAACAAATTATCTGGATTGCTTAATCACTCTACAGACGAATATAACTCCATTGCTGTGATTAATGCTCTATATAATGGGTCAACCAATGTATATACTTTCGATGGGTTGGTGATAGATGGGAATATTGTCAACAGCGGGAATGACTACGTTCACGGGATGACAGTCAGACATGCCGACAACGTGGTAATAGCCAACAATGCAGTGACATTGACCGGCACGCACACGGGAGCATTGATTCTCGGTGGAGTGCAGTACGGAACAGTAACCGGGAACAAATGGAGTCTAGCGTCTGGACCCTACGCTACCGCCATTCTGGTTGCGGATCATGGCGCAGTTGCCAGGACGAGCGACTATCTGACATTCGGGCCTCAATTGATTACCGGATGGACCAAACTGTTCGGGACTTACGGCATCACCACCACTCGCACGATAAAGCATATGTATCCTCGCGTGGCGCGTGTGACCAGCAACGGAGCCGGAACCATCACGGTTGCATCAGATCCTTACGCCATCCTCTCCGCCGCTCCTGCCACGGACGCGCAAGGGGCCGTAATATCGTTCACCAAGGGACTGGTGACTGCAAGCGCAATCCAGACAATGATGAGTACCACCAATTCAGGGCTTGGGGCTACCACGAAACGATTCAGTGCCGGTTCGGAAGACGCGACAGCAAACACCGTGGATGCAAAAATCGAGAAATTTGACGGGACTGGATATCTTGCGCTTGGGACCAATGCACAAACATTGCTCATTACCGTAATGGAGTGACAATTTGGGGCGTCCGGCCAACCCGCCACGGACATAACGGAAACAAAGACAAGGACAACCCCACTTCAAGGGAGTAGAAATGACGAAAACCCGATTCATTGCAATTCTGGCGATGCTGGTCTTCTCGGCATCTCTCGCCCAGGCCGCGCCTGTAACGCTCGCATGGAACCCCAACACGGAGCCGGACCTGGCGGGCTACCGAATCTACTGGGGCGATGCCTCACGGAGCTACACGGCCCATGTTGATGTTCCAGCCGTAGCAAACGAGCAGAAAACAGCCACAATAGATATCACTCCCGAGGATGGCAGGACCGTCTATTTCGCGGCCACGGCTTACGATGTGGCAGGGAACGAGTCTGGATATAGCCAAGAAGTGTCATGGGTTGTGCCGGATCATGTCGCTCCCGGTGTGCCTGGTGGATTTCGGCTCGTGGTCGAGATAGGCTTTGGGCCTGCGGGTGAACCCATGATGAAGTTTGTACAAATTGAGAGGACTGAATGATTGGGCTGTTAAGCGAGTAACGACGTGGAAGAAACTTTAGGAAAGGAAAATGCAAATGCTAAATATTTCAAAGCCGGCAAAAACAGATCTGGACCGCGAGTTGACCACGGTTGCCAACGACACGTTCCGAATCGCGCAACGGTGGCATCGCATGTATAGCTACTTTGCGACTTTAACCGACCAGGATTTGACCGGTTATGGCTACGACGCCAACGATATCTACGCAATTCGAGCGGCATGTCTCGCTTTCGAGAATATGTATCTCGGGTATCAAAAGCAGACTCTTCTGAGTACGGATAAACCTGCTCAGTACATTGAACCTCTCGTCCAAGTCTTGGTGATCTAGTATGGCAACTGCACCAACACTTGTAAATAAGTATGAGTCGGCGAATTGGACAAACGCCAATCCCGCGACAAAAACACTCATGTCTGCCGTGTCGATACAGGCTGGGGACATACTTGTTGGCATGGCGGCAACTGAAGGCGAAGACATCCTTGGAATAACTGAAAACGGATCGTCATCTTGGGTTTCTCAGTATTTAAACGTAGGTCTTTCTCACATAGCAGTTTGGACATATACATGCACAGGGAATGAGTCATTAACCGTAGCGGTTACGCTCAATAATACAATCCCTCATTTTGGTGGCTGCGTTTACCATTTCAGGGGTTCTGATGGCATAGGGGCAAAAAACCAAACAGCTGGTTCGTCTGGCGATCCAGCAGTAACACTGTCCAGTGTGGCGGCAAACTCTGCCATTGTAATGATTGTATCCGATTGGAACGCAAGAACCGGGACTCAGACCGCCAATACGACCATTGGTTCCTTTACCCCAATGACCGGATTCCCTGGTGATAATTCCAATTACGGTGTATTTGGGGGCTATTATCCCGATGCTGGCGCAGCGGGCAACAAAGCTATCGGCATGACCGTTCCGGACGGCCAGGATTGGACGATTGCAGGGATAGAGATTAAGGGCGCTGCGGCGGGCGGGGCGACGACAGGCATTCACAATCCATTCCATAGACCCTTTTCAGGACCATTCGGAGGACCGTTATAATGGTTTCATACTTTGGAGATTTTCCAACCGGCGCAACGGTCTATATTCCGTTCAACACGTTTTCTTCGGATGATCCGAGCGCGAGCGTAACCATCACAAACCTCGTCAACACTGATGTCCACGTCCACAAGAATGGCGGCACTACTCAGCGAAACAATGCTGCTGGCGTTACAATGAGCGTGGATTACGATGGGATTACCGGAAACCACTTGATTGCGCTGGATACCTCCGACAACACCGTTGCCGGGTTTTGGGTTGCCGCCGGGGAGTATCAGGTCCGAGTTGAGGGGACCACGGTTGACGGCGCCACGGTCAATGCTTGGGTTGGGGCTTTCTCCATCGAGCGGAGTGGGGGTGCGCTGGCTCTGCTCAAGAACGCCACGTATGGACTGAGTGCCATCGAGACGCTGGTTGACGACTTGGAATCGCGCATTGGAACCCCATCTGACCTTGGCAGTGGAGCAACGGTTGCTGGGAACCTTGTGGATATCGAGGCACAGACTGATGATATCGGGGCTGCCGGAGCCGGCCTGACTGCTCTTGCGACAGCCGCCGAACTTGCTAAGGTTCCGAAAAGTGACGGAGCAAGCAGTTGGAACGCCACTGCCCTTGCCGCGATTCAAAGTGAATGCAATGATGCACTGGTGGCCTATGACCCGCCAACCAAGGCGGAACTTGACACGGCGGTTGCAAACGTATCCGTGGACGAAATTCAAGCCACGGCACTTGCGGACCTTTTCAATACCGACAGTGCGACAACCTATGCGGCGGCGGTTGCCGGTTCGGTCGTAAAGGAGATTGCCGACAATGCTGGAGGTTCGGCTCTCACCGAAGCTGGAATAGCAGATGCCGTATGGGATGAAATTCTCTCTGGCCATCTTGGAGCGGGAAGCACGGGTAATGCTCTTAATGCGGCTGGTTCTGCCGGAGATCCATGGGCAACCACCATCCCTGGGGCATACGGTGCGGGCACGGCTGGAAAGATTCTTGGTGACAACATTAATGCCACGGTTTCAAGCAGGGCAACGCAAACAAGCGTGGATACGATAGATGACCTTCTGGACACTGAGGTTGCAGCTCTAACGAGTGAACTTGCCAAGGTTCCGAAGTCGGATGGCGTCCTCACGTTCAATGTGACCTGTTCGAGTGATATCAAAAGTCTCCTCGCCACTCAGTCAGAACTAGATAAAGTGCCAAAGAGCGATGGTACGACATCTTGGAATGCCACGGCGCTCGGAGCAATTCAGTCGGAAGCTCAGGATGCAATCACCGCATCGGCATTGGCTACCGCCGCAAACTTGGCGACCGTGGCAGGGTATATTGACACGGAGGTGGCGGCTATTTTGGCGGCAGTAGACACAGAGATTGGGGCTCTTGCGACTGCCGTTGCCGATGTTCCAACGGTGGCGGAGTTTGAAGCTAGAACAAAACCCACCGCCGATTACTTCGACCCTGCCACGGATACCGTCTTGCTTGGAAACGGGGCTCACGGAGGAGCTGCGGCAACCCTGACAATGAAGTCCATGGCAGTCACCAATTCGGATGCCGGCGGGATCGCCGTAGATCTGCAAGGGACAGGAACCGGGAATAGTCATGCCTTGAGACTTAACAGCACCAACGGGAGTGCAATATCCGCCACGGCTGGAAGCCATGCGGTCAATGTCAATTCCTCTGCCGGAAACGGCCTTGTGGTCGTTGGCGCAACAGGAGACATCGTTGCCGACATCACTGGAACCATCGACGTGTGTACGACCAACACGGACATGAGGGGCACCGATAATGCGGCCCTTGCGGCAACGGCCCTGAGTGACGCCGTGTGGACAAATGCCAAGGCAGCCTTCCTCGACATGGCGATTACCGACATCCCGACATCTGCCGAGATTAAGACAGCGATTGAAGCGGCAGGGAGCCACCTGGCATTAATCCTTGAAGACACCGGGACCACTATTCCAGATGTACTCACGGTCATTGACAACCTTGTGGACGATCTGGAAACGCGGCTTACGGCAACGCGAGCCGGAAACCTGGATGAACTTTCCGCTGCAACCTCTGGAAAGATGGCATATTATGTGGTTAAGATGGCGATTGCCCTGATTAACAAAATGATTGTTACTGAAGCCGATGGAGCCACGGAGCAGTTCTCGGATGTTGGAGCTTCCCTCGGCTCAATCGCTGCGGCCTTCTCCTCGGATGGAACATTCACCACTCGAAAAAGGATGGTGATCTGATGCTTCTCGACTATGAAAAACTCTTCGAGCCTTACACGGCTGACGGACACACGGTGGAGCGATCCATCGCTTGGGTAAAGAAAGAGGCAGCCAAGCGCGGAGTCAATGCCGAAACTATTGATGTTGGAATCCAGCTCTTTTTCATGGAGGTAGCCAATGGCAAAACTTACCCTATTGACAAATGCCCTTGCGGTTGCGGCATTGACAAAGCCGGCACTGCGATCACTCATGACATGCTGCGAATCGTGCTTGAAATGGATCGAGAGCAAAGAATCCAGTTTGCGAAGCAGCTTGAGGGAGCAACTAACCGAGGAATAGCAGGCTATGTGACTGATGCGGAGGATTTGGCCGTTGAGCTTTCCGCCGTCATTGAAAAGAAGGATAGGCAGCTCAAGAGTACGGCGGCATTGCTGCGCGAGAAAACCAGGGGGGCCATGAAGGCCAAGCAAACGAAATGGCAACGCCTGAAAAGGTGGGCCACGAAAGACCGGCAAACCGTGAATGACATGACCTGGATGGGAGGACTCTAGTGGACTGGTTTTCCGTGGTCAGCCTCGGCTCGTATTCGACGCCAGGCATCCCGGCGTCCGAGCGGGCTGCGTTGTTTTCTACTTATGGGCTACTTGACACGTTGGGGGCAACCACGCCTGGATCGGGACAGGTCTACATCTTGAGGAATATACTCAGTGGGATGATGGAAAACATTCTACAACCCGTGATTGGAGGACCATAATGGGAAGAACGGTAAACAAGGAGATCACGGCCGAAAATCAGTGGACCGATCCAATCCGAATGGGAATCCATGGAGGGACGTTGACGGTATGGGGTTCGTTTACGGCTGGCGTGATTCTCCAAACCAGGCCGGACGGAGAGACGGAATGGGTGCCAACGGCCGATGACACAATCACAATTCCATGCTCCAAGCGGTTGAATGATTCAACTCGTAGCGAGTACCGAGCTGGTGTTCCAACTGGTGCATTTACGCTTGGCCCCGTCAATGTGATGCTCAAGAGCTCGTGATTTGTCGGGGAGACATTCGGACAACCCGAAGCTCCCAATGCCTTTACATAGATTTACTGCACGACCAGCCGCCAAGCTGCTCGTCTGACACAGCCCCATCAACCGATACGGCGGCCGGCCGGTACTTCGAAGCACAAATTTGACCTACTTGCAAGATTCTTCGGAAGTATCCGCTTCCGCGGATTATGTTCCGACCGTTCCGGGGTGGTCCCTGGCTTTCCAGTTCATCGCTCAGTCTCCTTGTTGTGCACCACGTTGATTTTATTGGGGAACCCTTCCGGGCTCAACCCGCTCTATTGCCAGTCAAGCTTCTTGGTAGCCACGACAATGAACCGATCACCCTCACTGAATCGAAGCCCGCGACGACATGACGGCCAAGCAACATCGACAGACAGCTTGTCAAAGGGGATGTAGTTCGAATACAAATCACCGATAGTCAGGTAGGCTGTGTTGGACCACCATTCAATGTAATGGTCAACCCCACATGCAGAGAACTGGATCTTGCGTTGGAATGATTCTCCACCAAGCTCCGACCGAACTGGATTGCATCCCTCCTTTTCCAGCAAATCAACCATCTCCTGGATGTCTTGCATTGGAATCCCCCTTTTCTTCCAGTACCTCACTCAACTTCTTTCTCGTAATCCTGGCATACTCCCGCGCCAGTTTCGCGGGCCATTCCGACCGCCCCGACTCGTAGCGCCAGAGCGTCACTGGCGAGATGCCAAGCGCTCGTGCAATATCTTCCTTCCGTGGTTCTCGAAACATGCCTTCCCCTTTTAAAATGACGTGAAGACATCGTATCAAAGTATTTCAGAATTGCAATAAAAATCTTTCATTTTGTGCTTGACATACCCGGAATTTTCGCCGATTCTTTACCTACCATTGAAAACACCGGCTCGAGAGGGCCGTTAAAATGCCTGGAAGGCCGAGCATGAAAAAATGACCGCCTCCGCGCGAGCGGCGAAAACTCGGGACGTGGGTAGTATCACCAGGGGGCAGATCTTCCAGTCGAAAACAACCGGCTCGAAAGGGCCGATTAAGGAAACCTGAGCGCCTCGCAATAATGGGGCGGGGGGCCTCGACAGTGTGACCGACCGCACGAATGAGGCTCCCGGTATAGGTCGGCCTAAGTCTACATTGGGTATTGTGTAGATGCGGCGCTCACAATGGCCGCATAACCCGCCTGATGGAAATGGCTGCCGGAAGCGAGTAACCGGTCTCGTCGCCCCCGCGAGCACTCAGGGGCAAACGCCCGGTCAGGTCCCCTCCTTCCTGGCCGGGCTTCCTCAAGGAGGGATCAAAGGGAAACCATGTACCAATATAAAGAAATCAAACCAAGGCTTTTCACGGAAGAGGCGCAGCGAGACTTTCTTAAGGTTAGGGATCGAGCCCACAAGTTGCTTGAGGAAGCGGGAGCATTCAAGATCATGAACGCCTGCAAGGGCATCGCGGGGGATTCTTGGATGATGATAGCCTACATTGACCGGCTCGTGGAACTGGGTGAGATTCGGGAGATTACGCCGCCCGGCGTGGCCGGTCAAGATCGCGTGTTTGTGGAAGGGTAACGAGGGGGGCCATCATGGAAAACCTGCAAGGATGGGATCTCGTGTGGTTTTGTCTGCTCGTCGGGATGATCATCGCGGGTCTGCTCGTGGCCCTGGGCGTGCTCGTTGACTGCGCGGCTCGACTTGGGGAATGGTGGGAAGGGAGAAGATAAAGGTGGAAGATGAGGTCTTTCTGTTTAGGAATCGAGGTAGCCGTATCATTTATGACATCTTTGACATTGGCTCGATTATTCACTCCTGTTTGCCGCGTAGATACAGAGTGAATCGTCCCAAGCACAAATGCCTTCTTCCTGGATGCGGCAATCTCACGGACCACAATGGATGCTATCGTTGCGCGGACCACTGTAAGGAACACCGTGGAATGCGGTTTGGCCGAGGAGCTTTTTGATAAGTCATGGGGGAGGCAGAAAATGAATCCGACAAAGGAAGAGGCGGCGGCAATCCGCTCTTTGAAGCGAATCGCCAAGAAATGGCCCGATACATTGTGGCTGTTTTCGGCCAATGGGACGCTGTGCGTGATGAAGAAGAATGATCTCGGAGAGCGCGCAATGTTGTCCACGGACGGCGTTGATCCGGATTATCTGGTGGATTCAGTTGATATCCCCAATGACGGGGGAGATTGGTAGTGATGGAGGAATCGGAATGATCTGGATTGCTTTTGGAGTCGGACTATTTGTCGGAACATTCGTCGGCTTTCTCGTCGCCGGCCTATGCCAAATGGCGCGGGAAGGGGCGAACACCCGGGTGGTGAAACGATGAATAGACTAGCCACGCAAGCACTCTTCCATTGCCCGAAGTGAAATACTCGATCATTCGTGCCGCCCTGCGCCGCCAGGATCAGACAGGCCGAAAAGGGCACGGTTCCAGGCGGGGATGTCGCTGACTATTCCTACTGTCTCAAGTGTCCCGACTCAGCCATTACAAGGACCGCATCCAATGGCAAACAGAACCGAGCAGATCCAAAGAGCAAGGGCAGGTACACCGAGAAGCCTGAAGTCCATATCTGTGATATATGCAAAGAGAAGAAGCCCTTCACGTCCGAGCATTTCCCCAGGACACCGGCAAACAAATTCGGGCTGGCGTATCAGTGCATCCCTTGCACCACGGAGAACAGGCGCAAAAACAAGGCAAGCGAGTGGCAACGTAGATGAGGAGGGGAGAATCGTGGCAAGCAAGGGTCGGGTCTGCACGATCAGGATCCGGATGGAAAACAGCAAGAAACAGAACGAAAGGGAGGGAAAGCATGTCACTGGATGAGTTTTTGCTACTGATAACCGGCTTTGGAATCGGATTGGCTCTACACGACCCACTTAGGTGGTTGGGTCAATGGTGGGCTAGTCTTTGGTGAGATGGAAGCGGATGGAGGTGAAACCCATGACTCGGAACTATAATTTTAGGAAGCTCGTCAGAAACATGCGAATCATGGAAAAGCGCGGCATACTCGTGAAGTGTCTCGAGTGCGGAGAAAAGCGTTTTAATTGGGAAACATGCTGCGACCCGAAAGGATGGTCTTACGAGGACGAACTGCCTGAAGATATGCCGCAAGTCGAATACGACGCATGGTTTGAGCAATCCAGGATCGTTGAAGGCGTTCGTGTCGGTCCCAAGTGGCCCACAATAGGCTCGGCGGAAGAATCGAGTCGAGAAGTTGCCACGGCCATGTACGAAACCTACCGCTACCAAATTGCGGAGGTGGTCCCCGAGTGCTACCAGCGCTTGAAGTTCGACGAGCTGAAGCCAGCCATGCAACGAGGGTGGCTCGCCGTGGCGCATGAAGTCGAACAGCGCAACTATCAACTCCTGAACGCCACTCAGATGGCCTATCGTAAGCACCACATGGGCGATGAGTCTATCGGATGGGACGAGAGCGCACCAGGCCGAGTTATCGGCGCACTCAGTCGGCGGGAGGATGAGAATGGGCGAGATGGTCAACGAAAAACACGAACCATGCACACGACAGCACTGGTGTGAAAATCATTGCCCTCGACGGCTAGAATCTGAGGGTGGAGCGCCGTCTTGCGATTGTGACCAATTCGAGGAAGATGACGAAGATTAGGCAGGAGATGATATGCGGTGGAATTTCGACCGGATCAGAAAAGGTCGGCTAATGGCCGAGGGTATTGCGGTCCACGCAAAAACCCTAGATGAAGCCATGGTGATGGCTTGTGCATTGAACGGAGATCCGTCTGAACGATTGATATTTAGAGATAACGCTACGTGCCGTCATGCACAAAGGCGAGTTACCAGCGCGCCCAGTCGGGAGAATGACATGGAAGACCAGAAACCCTACACAGTACCCCACCCGCAGCTTGACCGGCGCCACCCCTACTACGGCGAGCGCCACACGGAGATAAGACTCGAGCGGTGTGATAGATGCGGTGAGGTATTGGATGATGTGAAGCGGCCCTGTCCGGGTTGCGGGCACTGCTTGCGGTGCGGATAGTCAATGAAAAACAAGCCAGGGTGGTCGTGGGGAGAAGACAAGCCCATCAACCTCGTCACTTTTAACGGACGATGGTACGCCATCTATTATCATCCAGATGGGTTTTCTGAGACGCTTAGAGACTTCGGTCCCGTCCAGTTTTATTGGCCACCAGAGATGGAGAAGTTGTTGCGATGGTGGAACTACAACACCGACAGGCTATGCCCAACCGTAAAACACGCAATGGATGGTCAATCGTGATGTTGGCTCCCCCTGCGGGGCTGGTGGAATAGCGAACAAAAGTGTTCGTTATCGGCAGGGTGCGGCTCATCGGCAACCTTTCGGCATGCCGCCGCAATACGAGGTTGAGAGATTGGCTCAGAAATGGGGGATCTACATGGCTCTCGCCTGGACGATCCTATGTGGAGAGCTTGAGGGGTGAATAAGCCTCAGCGCACATGGGGGCGATGAAAAGAGCGACGATGAGACTTTATGTGATTTTCGCACAGCGAGTAGAACGGTACGAAGGCGAGTATGCACCCGAAGCCATGGAGTGCATGGACGAAATCGGGTGGGACGAAAATTCGGAATGGCTTCTGGACAAACTCGATAAGGTGAAGGCTCAAAGCGACATCCTGAGCGCCAAGATTTTCGAGATTGAGCTTGCCAAGGGAGCGGGTGACTTCATCCGGAAGAGCCTTATTGACAGTGTGCCAAATATGAAGGCTGTCAATGTTGCCATAATCGAGGAGAACTAGTTGATATCGCAAAGGAAGTTCGTAGCCTTGAACGCGAACGGTGCCTCAAGATCTGCGATGGCTTAGGCACGCTTGGTTACATTGACTCGGACGCGCATCGGATCATTGATATTGTTGTTGCGGCGATCAAGGAAAGAATCAGGAAAGGATAAGAAATGAAGCATCCGATTGAATGGCATCAAAAGTGCCTGGAAAACATGCGTCGTGATCTGGGAGACAAAAGGGCAGACCTCTTTCGAGCGCAGAATGAATACGACCGCGCCTACCGCGAGCTTAGGCTGTACGAGGACCAGGTTCAACGCGCAGTCAACGAGGGGCGGGATGGGTTCGACGCTGAGAGGTTTGGGAAGAAGCGGAAATAGTTGTTGACTCTCTTTTTGCCAGATGTTACCGTATACGCAACCGTACAAGGAAGGGAGGTGATTATGTGGGCAAGAACACAATGGAAAGAACGGAACTTTATCTTCCCAAAGACCTGAAAAAGTGGCTCATGAAACGAGCGAAAACGGGTGGTACTTCCATGGCGGCAGAGATCAGAAGAATCATTGCGGAGTACAAGACTTTTGTGGAGGGGGGGGGAAATCGTGAAAACAATCGTAGTTACAAATCAAAGTGAATTAGACTCACTGCCCGAGCGATTCGACAATTACACCAAGATTGAAATTAAGGCGTCGGTCAGGATAATTGTTCAACGGGCAAGGGGGAACTCTTCCGTGGTGGCAAGGGAGAACTCTTCCGTGGTGGCAAGGGAGAACTCTTCCGTGGTGGCATGGGAGAACTCTTCCGTGGAGGCAAGGGGGAACTCTTTCGTGGTGGCAAGGGAGAACTCTTCCGTGGTGGCAAGGGAGAACTCTTCCGTGGACGCATGGGGGAACTCTTCCGTGGAGGCAAGGGAGAACTCTTCCGTGGAGGCAAGGGGGAACTCTTCCGTGGAGGCAAGGGAGAACTCTTCCGTGGAC